ATATAACTTATTCGTTTTATACAAAATCTTTTAATCTACCTCTAAAATTGGTTCTCCACTACCTCTTCCCGTAGGTCCAACTCTTAATCTGTTAGGGTTTGTTGAGAATGTTTCAACCGCAGGAGTTCCATCTAATGTCGTTCTAGATGTTTGTTTAGAACCAGCGAAAAAACTATTATCCAATCCCCTAGATGTATCCTTTGTATTACTATAGTGACCAGATGTAGTTCCTGTAAAAGGTTCTATCCCAACTATAACACCATTTTTATAAGGATATGTTCCTAAATTAGCTAATATATCTGTATAAAATGAATGTTGTAACGGGCCTCTAAACGCCGGTGGAACAACTGCAGGAGAATAATCTATCGGGTCAATTAATATCAATTTCCTATCATATCTATTTATTTTCTCTAATACTACTTTATCAGTAGCAGAAAGTTTAGTATTTCTAAATAAAGAACTAGATACTCCATTTTCAGGAACTCTTCTAGGTACACTTCTAGTATATTTAACTTTTATAATATACGCGTTGTACCTTTGTGTAAGGATATATTGTCCGTTTTCTTTTATATACGTTCTATCAATTGCACCATCTTGCCCAAATAAACCGAATCCTAAATTAAATGGAGAATCTGGGTCGTTTCCAACTGATTGATATGAATCCTCTAAATCTACTTCTCCTATTAAGGTTGGGTCTTGTAATCGACAATCTATATCTACTACAATTCCACCTTGATTATTTAAGTTAGATAATATACCTCCACTAGGTGTGATATTACCTACCACATCATATGTAGTCCCATATGTTGGATACAACGATTCTATTTGTATATTATCATTCACCGAGTATGTACCTTCATAAAAAGGAGTTAAACCTTCTATTACAAGGTTTTCATTCATATCCAATGAACTTGAGTATATCAATAATTCTCCTCCGATTACTTTATTTTCCATAGTATCAATAGAAGCAGTGTGTAGGATTTTTTCCGCCACAGGTCTATTGATTTTTATTTTACTTCTTTCTAATAGAGAAGGTTCGATTAATAAACCTTTTGATACATTAGCTCTAGCAGGAATTACCTGGTCTAACATTTCAAATAAAGATTTATCTATAGATTTAATAAGTTTAATATACTCATCAAAATTTAATTGAGTTCTTTCAAAATAGTAATTTCTTAATTCATCTAAATCACCATATGTATCAGTTCCATACTCTTCATCCCAATCTCCAATGTAATCACCTATATTAATAGGGCCTAATGAACGAAGTATATCTAAGTTAATTTCTTTAACAGGTGAGAAAAATAATCCTAATCTATTAGAATCAATAGGTGCTCTATCAAACGCTTTTTTAGTTGCTCTTGCCTTATATGATAATTGACCGTTTAACTCAATAGCTTCTAATCGAACTTTATCTTTTCCTACAAATCCTATTGATGGAATCTCAGCAGTTACAAATCTCTCATATACCTCATATTGATAAGGATATGAACTAGCGGTCGTAAAAATACTAGCAGTTGCGTAACCACTATATCCACTAACTACTTTTTGTTTACCATTGGTATCTAATGAAGATGAATATGTTACAAATGGAGCTACGTTCTTTATAAATCTATCACTACCAATACTTCCACTTTGTCTATTTTTAGGATATTCAAAATCTAAACGGAAGAAAAGGTCTGATGTAGATGAATAAACAGTGTTACCCATTATTGTATCAGGGTTTAGTGTATGAGAATCTACTACCGATTCACTTAATGCACCTCCCCAAATTCTAACTTCATCTATCGAACCACTAATTCCATTTGAACCTTGTGCACCAATATCAATGTTACTACCACTTAACCAAGCAATCTGTGTATAATATTTTGAACCAGGTATTAATGAACCCGAACCTGTTGTTATTAATAAATTCAACGTATCCGATTCACTTAATACAATTCTATCCCCATCTGCTTGTTTATAGTACATACGATATGTTTCATAATCCAAACTTCTCGTTATTACATTACCCGCATAAACATTCTCATTTGTTACTTCTCTTTGAATAGTAAAGTGTCTATATTTGTTATCAAAAATAGGAACATTTTGAATACTCATAGATACACATTCCAATGAAGAGGATATATTACCAGGACTAAGAAATACATTAGCACTAGAACTCATTTCAAACACTACATCTCCGTATATAGAAGATGCCGATGGTATCAACTTAACATTCCATATTCCACTTCCACCATCTATACTTAATAATGATTGTGTTTGATAATAGGTTTGAGAAGAAGATACTAGAGATAATTTTGAAGTTCTAAATCTAACTTCTAATGAATCTGGGTCATTTCCTCCAGTTCCTTCTTTCCAATCAAATATAATAGATTCATTCTGTGCCAAATTTAATGTAGCACTTCTATCTTCATATGTAAATTTAGTAGTTGCATTTTCAGTTACATTTGAAGGCCCTCCAAATTCTACAATAGTTAATAATGAAGAAGGAACTCCATAACATGCAACAATTGCGTTAATAGCTTTTCTAGTACCTTTGTGCTTTAAAAGATATGGTAAGTTATTAAGTATTCTTCTCCACACTTCATTTCTAGCGCTTTCAGGCGTATATGAAGGTGATACATTATTTCCTAACGAATTTACATTACCTGTAGTAGAACCATCTTCATTTAAACCAAAAGCGTGTTTCCATAATTGTTGTCCACTAAATGGTGATTTCGGGTCCCATCCAAATGATTCTAATAGAGTGTGAACCAACTTATCAGAAACACCATCTACAGATTTATGTGAAACTTTTCTTAATCTACTTATACCATTTATATAAGCCCATATAATATCAAAATGCTGTCCAATCATTTCTAAGAATAAAAGGAACTCTTCACTTTCTTCATCTTGCTGAAGGTATTGTGGTATATGTCTTACTAAATAATTTTTATTAACTCTATCATATCCAGATGCTACGTCTATTTGAGTTTCAAAGAATGTTGAATTTGATGAAGTTATACTAAATTCATTATACATTGTTTTTTCAAATGCGTCAAATCCATTTTTTATACCTTTGATTTTATCATTATACGAAGCACTTGTTAAGAGAGAAACCGAAGATGTATTCTGTATTAACGATGTTGGTGTGTAAGTAGTTGATATTATTTTAGTTTCCCAATTCTCAATAGTTTCTATTTTATATTGAAAGTTTTGTATTCTACCAACTGCACTACCGAAATTTACAAAATTGTCAAACTTTATAAAGCTATATGATTCGGTATCACTACCACTTGTATATTCAATGTTTAACTCATCTAATGAAAATTGGCTTTTAGAAACATATTTATTAACTATATCTTCCGATGTTAATGAACCACTTGATATAATTTGATTAAAAAATTCATATCCTGTTTCATCTATAACATCTACACCAAAGTTAGGTTTAAGTGGAATACACTTATCCTCATCCGTATCCGTTAAGATAATAGTTTCAACTATAGTTGGTATAATCTGCTTAGTTACCCAGATTAATGTATTATTTGGTATATCGGTTGGAAATGCTTCTAATAGTTTAACTACTAATGAGTTATAATCGGATTGACTTCTTTTTCTTCGTGTACTACCACTTTGTGGGTCTAATTCATATTGAGAAGCTACTACTTTATTATTCTCTACCGAAAATGTATTAGTATCATTACCAATATTTGAAATTAAAAATGATTTATCATCATCTATTCTTATGCTGTAATATAAATGTTTGTCATCTTCAAAAACAATCTTATCTTCAAAATTTTGCTTAGTATTGCCACCAGAAAATAATTGAGAAAATACGCTGGTGAAAGTTCCTAATACTTCTGATTTAGATATTAAATATTTAGCCTTTTGAACAAATACAGTTGCACTTTCTTTCTTTCCGGTTATCTTTCCACCAATTCCATAAAAATATGGTTCAAACGAAAACGTTATTTCATAGGTTTTCGATGTTTCATTAAAATATTTCTTGTATGAATTATATAGTTCTTTAGCAGAGAGAGTTATTTCACCTGTTCCGTTTACCAATGGTAAATTTGATATTTTATTATCACCTAAATAAAAATCTATACCTTCTGAATTAACCGTATTAAATGAAAACTCAAAATTAAATTCTAATGGTTTTAGGTCTGCTTCCGTGATATTTCTATCATATACTATATTGGTTACATCAGGTTGACCATAAAATCTTTGTCTATAAACATTTATATATCCTCTACTTTCTTCACCATCTCCTAATTTTGTATTACCCGCAAAAACTATTAATTCGTATTTACCAATTGCGTTTGGATTCTTAACGGTTATAATAGCTTTTCCATTTGCATCAACTGATACCTTTTTTCCACCATCCTCTTCAGCTCCAGTTTGATTTGGGAAATAGTATTTTACATAAGTAGCATTTATAGTGTTTATCTCAAAAGAGAATTCTGATTTTTCTTCTGTGTTCCAATCGTACAATGGTGCAACACCTGATGAAAGTTTAGCTACATCTGCTATTGTTAATATCTCTACACTACTTACATCAATTGTATAAGGGGATGTTATACCCTCTATATCCAATAAATTTGATTTTGATTGTTTTACAACATTACCATCTTTATCGGTTACTTTAATATCATCTATATTATAGTTAATAGAATTATTTCTACCAATAGATACCTTTGAATTATATTGAACATCTATAAGAACTTCACTAGAAACTATTATTTGACTATCTACACCCGCTTCATTTCTATAGTAAACCTTTACAGATTCCTTCCCAAGTGTATTTTTAACTACAACTCTTACAGGAGATGGTGGCAGTGGGTCAACCATTGGCACGTTACCTTCGAATGTAGCACTAAGTGTTACATCTGCTCTGTAATCTGTCCATTTAACTATTATATTTCTTTCTGATGCCATCTATTATAAATAATGTTTTTTCAAAGTTATTGTAGTGCCATTGCCTGGTCAGTATTCGCGTATAATGATTGTGTATCAAACTGGCCTCCTCCTCCGCCACCACCTATGCCGCCTCCGCCGCCTCCACCTCCGGAAGGTGGTGTAGGTTCTGTAACAGGTGGTGTAACCGGTATTGGTTCTATTCCGTTTTCATCTATTTCTATTATTGTAACATCATTTACAGAATCCTTTCTAGATTGTATCCTAAATCTTTTTATTGGTCTCAAATCTCCACTAACAAAAGTTAATAAAGATTCATTTAATATTGATTCTTCTGTAAGATTAAAAGTTGTTCTACCTAATGCGTTAGATTGGTCTGCGATTTCGTTTCCATTCAAATATGCTTTTGCTAATACAGGTTCATTATTTTGACCTATTCTAGTATCTACCGTTAAGAATAATATTCTCTGTGCAGTTGTATATGGAGTTGGAAATCCTTCGAATAGACCGGTTGAACTTGCCGCACTAGCTGCTCCACCATAACTTCCATATCCATAATATAATTCCCAACTACTACCCCTCCAAATATAGAATTGCATGTCGCCGGCCTCATCTCTTTTCACCTCTCCTTCGTACATTCCTGGTCTTTGTATCATAGTTCTTTAATTTATATTATCTATATTCTATTCGTTCTCTACCCTGCCCACCATCTGCTAAATTAGGTCTGCCTAGCCCACCATCTTCAGGATTACCGATTGCACCACCGCCAATGTAGCCACCGCCGCCGGTTTCAGGTGGAGGGGTTGGTATTACAGGCTCAGGTTTAGGTTCTGGAACAGTTATTATAATTGGAGGTAATTCGGGTTCAGGAAAAGTTATAATCTTCTCTGTATAAACATAACTATCTTTTACTTCACCTATCGTAGGTGGTGTAATAGAATTTTTCTTAACCTTTAGATTTTGATTTGTTGCATTAGAATCTAATTTTTGTATCAAATCTACTAATTTGTCTATACTCTCCTGTGTTTTCTCATCTATTAGTACTTCGTTTAATAAAGTTCTTTTAGGTAAATGGAAATCTATTGCTTCAGTAAATTTATTATTAAGTAAATTAACAATATCTTTTTTTGTATAATAAGTAAAATCTATTTCATCTCCTAATGGTCTTCCAAAAGCTTCACTTCCTATTATTGAATTTTTGTGTAATAAAGCATGTCTAACCGATTGTTTCATAGATTCCAATACATTTGCAAAGAATAAATCATAATTAATTATTGCAAACTCAGATTGTATTGCATCTATGTACGATTTGGATTTTATTGTTTTAAAAGTATTGATTAAATCCGGTACAGTCAATCTATTTATAATCTCATCTATTTCATAATAAACTTCGTCTCCACTAAATTTACCGACTACAAAACTATCATAAGATTGATTTAAATCTCTCTTTATATCTAATTCTAATGGGTCGGATTCATTGAAATTATTAAAAGGCATCAATCTCAATTCTGTTCTAGATGGAGATATTTCATGTATCCACATTCTATCTCTATCTATATTACTACCAATTCTATTGTTTACAAAATTAAATTGAACTCTGAAAATTCCTACATTATATCCTGCATCCTTTATTAGTTTCTTAACATCAATCAAATATCCCCCACCTTGTTCTTTATCTAAGATATTTTCACTTTTTATTAGATAATCGTTCATTTGAATTGCATCGATATATCTTATATTACCATAGTTTAGTTGCTCTAAAGCGTTGTTAGCTGAGTCATATAATACAAATTCCAATACATCATTATTACCTATATCAAAAGGTGTAGGAATAAATCCCTTATCGATTAATTTTAAATCAATATCCGAAATTTCCTCAGTTAAGGAAGTTCCTTTATTTATTACCTCATCGATATTTTTAAATCTATCTAAACTCATATTTTTTAACTTCTATGTTTATACATATTTGCGGTAAACGATATTTCACCCGATGGTGATTTAACACTTAAACTTCCTTTGTAATTAGTAGCAGAGCCTCCTCCGAAGAATAAGAATGTTCTAGGTCTAGGGTCTAATCCGTTAATAACCGTAAAATTACCACTTAATGTGATAGTCTTTTTTTCCTGTGGTGCAAGTGTTATAGATACCGGTGTTAACCAGGGTTCAGTATTTTTAACTGCTATATCAACCTTCTCTGCCTCCAATCCTGCATTGAATAATTCTAAAGTTGGACCATTAATCCACTTACCAGTTGATGCACCCGTTTTAACATCAAACCCAATATCAGTTCCATTCGCATCAGTTTTTTCAATTATTCTAGCAGTTATATTACCACCCGCTTTTGCACCCGCAGCGATTTGTGCAGTCTTTCCATTTAATTGTTGTGTTAAACTATCCACTTGTTTTTGAAGCGAGTAAATAGTAGAACCCTGTCCCTCTGTTCTTGCTTTTAATGATACTCTTTCAATTCCTTCTAATACAGAACGCTCTAATGATGTTTGAAGTGAATCATTAACTAATGAAAATTGTTTTCTTAATTGCTCACCATTTGCTTCAGCGGTAACTCTCAATAATCTTTCTCCATCTAATCTAACATCTAATGCAGCTGATGTTGCAAGTAAAACTGATACATCCGATTCTAAATTTGATATAGTCACAGATTGGTCATCTATTATCTGCAAAGCTTCATTTAACGATTGAGTAGCTTCATTATATAATGGTCTAGGAACTAAATCTAAATCCGTCGCCGAAGATTCAGGAATCAATTCAGTAATATCTATATTAAGAGCTTTCTTTAATTCATCGGTATTATATATTCTTTTTTTAGTAGGTGCATATATAAATCCTTCCTTATCATTATCCATAGCAGCTGTATGAGATACACCTCGTCTATCTCTGGCTGCCAATGAACCACTATTTTGTAAATCCTTTTTAATTAATTCGAATTCCATTAGTTAATTATAAATGTTAAATCATCTTCAATAAATTCACTAACGCCATCTCTAACTACTTTAAATAATAACTTATACACTCTATCAGTTGGGAAATTAGAAGTATCTAATTTAATATAGTTACCTTCAGAATTACAACTTATTTTAGTGTATTCTGAGAAATCAATTAGATTAAATTTTGTTATCTCATCTCTAACTGCATAATATGAAGTTTCGGGTATATAGTTTACATCTGCATAAGCAAATGAATTAGTAAATGTTTTAGTAGGATATAATTTTCTACCTATTATTTTTATATTAACTACATTACCCTCTTTGTATGAATTTCTTAATTCTTTACTTCTTACTATAATCTGAGAATCAGTTAAAGCAGTAAGCGAGCCTGTTACAAATTGAGAATCATCCCAGCTTATTTTTAGTATTGGTTGGAATATAGTATTCGTTTCCTTTGAATAAAATTTAAGAACACCATAATCCAATGAAGAACTTTCAGCAGATGATGTATGTGATAATCTAATTCCATAGTTAACCGAACTTGTCCAATAATCATATATTGGTTTAATGTCCATATTTAAATCACCACCTTGATATGTAAATTGCTGTGATGAGGATATTGTAAAATTTACTCCATTTTGATTATTCCAAGTTATACCATCTGTGTTTATATCTTCAGGCCAAGTTCCTCTACCCATATCCCAACTTTCAGTTACGGGATACCCATATAAAGTAAATCCATCCAATAATTCTTCTGGATGAGTAAGAGTAAGATGTAATATGGTGGATGATTCGGTTACATAAGATGGTATGCTATCTACATCAAATTTTATGAATGTTCTAGCATTATCTCTTTCCGCATATCTAGAATAATGTTTAGATATTGTTAATACTTCATCTAACCCAGTATTCTTATTTGGGTAAAGAGAGTAAACCGATGCATCTTTTGATGCTGTTAAAAAATGTATCATTATATTGCTCTTCCTTTAATGTCTTTATCAGGAAACTTAACTTCAAAGATAGATGGGTCTAATGATGGATAGATAATCTTATTCTTTGTTGCAGATTTTATATCATAACTATTTCTCGCATATATACCGCCACACTTATTCACAATTTCAACTTTTTGAACAGATGCTACTCCCTCAACCATAGCTATAATCAATTCTATATCAGATAGATTTATAGTTTGGTTAAATTGCCAATTAGTTACATCAAAGAAATCCTTAACTTCTTGAATACAACTTAATAACACCTCTCTATTGTTGAAATTTTTATATACTGTTATGTCGAAATTAACACCGATGTTTATAATAAATCCATCTATTATATTAATACCATCCGTTAACATTCTATATTCGTTAATATATGTTTTTAAATTTTGTTTAACAGCTTTGTTAAGAATCGTAAGGTTACCCTCTGCGTTATATCCTAGTGTATATAAGTTAATTGCAAAAGGATTTATTAATTCCGCATTTTGAGTATTCTTTTGTACAAATTTTCTTACCTCTTTTTTAACCTCATCTGTAGTTGGAACTTTATTACCTTTTGATATAGCAGTTTGTACAATTGATTTAGCTATTTCGGCGAACTCAGTTACATTATCTGTTGAGTTTAAAATGCTTTCAGGTGAATTAGCGTTTAATGAATTATCACCTATCGCATATACCTTAGCAATTGAACCAAGTTTAGATGGCATTGATAAAGCTCTTACCTGATAATCTTTTGCGGTTACTGCTCTATTTTGAGATGCAAAGGTAGCTAATGCAGCTTCTCTTATTTCATCTATGTTTTCTAATCCTCTACCACCTTTTGCAGGTATTTCATTTTCTACAGCTATTGAACGCTTAACGTAATTATAAACAGTTTCATCTAATTCTAAAGCATTCACCAAATCATCATCAAATGCGATAGATTGTATAACAGTTAAATCACCCTGTGGTACGTTTGAAGAAACTCCTCCTCCCACTAAGTAATCTATATTTAATATCGTTCCTGCTGAAGGAGATTGTCCGTATGTTTTTGTTTTAAGGAAATTAGTTGGGTCGTATGATTCCGCCATTCTATCTATAGAATTGTTTAATCCTAATCCAACATTTTTAACATTAGGGATAAGTAACTCATCTGATAAGGAACTATCTCCCCCACCGAAATGAATTGATGTAGTAAAATCTTCATTAACCTTAGTTACAAATCTTCTGCTTGTCTTTAATAATTTTAAAAGATATGGAACGGTGTCTTTGAATTGATATAAATCTGGGTCGTTTTCCTCTACATTTGGATAATCAATATAAATTGTTTCCTGTGCCAAATAAGGAACTTCGTACCATTTATTATTATTATCATCAACAACTGATTCTATTGAAACTATATTATTATCATCTAATTTTATAGATTGAAATGATTCGGTTGCAGCTATGGTTCTAGTTGTACTAACTAATGTTGCGGATATCGCTTGTATTTTTTTCTTAACCAAAAAATAATCAGGTAATTTAGTAGTTTCGTCTATACTATATACACTTATATCTCTATCATTACCATCATTAAAATCTAAAGGTTCTATAGTTCTAAATGTTATATCATTATTAGATGTAGATGCTATACTTAATCCTTGATTTATACGAAGTAAATAACGAGTATCTAATTCTCCTGCTGAGTCTGCTTTACATAATTGATATACGGATAGTGTTGTTACCGCCGGTGAAGTTGATTTTGGTTTATATCCTAATAAATTAGCTAAAGCAAACACATTCTTCTCTTCCGCTGCATATTGAATTAAACCTTCCCTTAATGAGGAATCGGTATAATAACTTAATACATCTCCGATATACGAAGCCATCTCAATGAACATCATACCAGGTGAAGTCTCATTAAAATCGTTATATGTGTTAGGGAAATAGGTTTTTGCATACTCTATTAGATTATCTCTAAATGAAGAGAAATCTTTAGAAAGATATGAAATATCCCTACTATTTCTTCCTATCTTTTTATTTGTTATTTTAAATGCCATGCTTATCCAACATTAAATGTTACTGTTTCTAGGGTTTGTTGCCCTGCTATTTGATATTTCATCGAAACCGCAAAGATATTACTATCTATGTTTGTATTGTTCTGGTCTACAAATATTTCAACTACATTAATATACGGCATCCAAAATGCAATTGCATCTTCAATACTACTCTGTATTCTTTGTTCCAACTCATCTGTGTTTGGGTTGAATAAAACTTCATATAAATTTGTACCAAAATCAGGTTGCATCAATCTCTCTCCTTTTTTAGTTAGAATTAGATTTTTTATATTTGATTTAACCTGGTCTTTAGTTTGAAAAGATTGATTGAAAAATCCTGTTGCACCTCTTTGTATAGGTAGAGTTATACCAATTGCCACCCTATCTTTATCAGCAAGGTCTAACCTATTTTTCTTATCTATCTCTATAGCCATTATCTATTATCTGTTTTTATCCTTACTCGCTGCCAAAACCTTAGCACTTCTCGCTATCGCTTTATCCAATATATCGTTTCCGGTACTGATTGGAGCAGAAGAAGCTGCATACTGATTAGTTGATTGATATCCCATTTGAGGGTCACCGTATCCAATCATTTCAGGTGTAATAGTTCCCCACCCACCATCATCCGTAGAGTAATTAGGTCTAACTCCTGCCATTGCAGTTTCATTAAGAACCTGGTTTAACATTGTGTTTTTTGTGTAAATCTTCTCCTCTGGTTGAGATGCTCTATCTCTACTTAAGATTTTGTTAGCTAAATCGAAAGGGTCAGCACTTTCCTCTACTAATGATTTAAGAGAAGATTGTTGTTTAATCGGTTGTGATTTTTTAACCTCCGCTAACAC